TGACGTAAATACTTCAACTAAGAGATTTAGTGTTGACCATAGTTCTGGTTCGTTAATTAGTGGAGATGAAGTAGAAATAGAAACGGCTGATGGGTCAACTCTTGAACTTGTTAATGGTCATAGTTACCCAGACGGAAAATGGTTTATCAATGTTGATCCTATGGGTGGGATTCGCTTGTATGACACATTTCCTAAAGCGATAGAAGGTTTACAATCAAATGCTTTAACCCTTGTTACTCCTAGTGCTGCAAAAAATATTTTAATCCGTACAAGAAACGAAAGATTTAGGCACGTTGCCAATGTTCGAGATTTTGAGATGACAACGAGTAGGGAGCAAGTTGATTTAACAAACCTTGGAGATGAATTTAGAAATCAATATGAAGCTGGCTTAATTAGTGGTCAAGGAACAATGAGTTGCATTTGGGAGCATAGTTATGACACAGGAGATAGAAAGAATGAATATGGCAGCGATCCAGAATTTCCTTTTTATCTTGCTCAATTAATTGTTAGGACACAGCAAGGATCAGATTTTGATGGTTTGTTCTACCTCTACCGTGATCCAAATAATTCTGCTAAAAACGTTTATTATGAAGCGAATTGCATCATTACTAATGTTGCTGTAAGTGTTACTCCTGCGGAAGTTATTGAGACCAGAGTTGAATTTATAACAAATGGAGTGATCAGATTAAAGACTGGTGATACTGCTGGTTATCTATTACAGGAAAATGCAGATAAGGTTCTTCAGGAAGATGAAAGTCCCATATTGCTCGAACAGGTTTAAACTATTGCTAATGGTTTTTAGTTAGTAGTCAATGGCTGATCTACAGATAAGTAATCTGCCCGCTTTAGCAGAAGCAGGTATTCAAGCAACTGATGTATTAGCCCTAGCGGATCTCAGTGCTACCGAGACCAAAAAGGTCACTGTTAAAGACTTAGTTGCAGCAGCAGCACAGTTTTTAGATGCAGGAGACATACCAGCAGCAAAGGTGGGTTCAGGTATATCGGCGGGAAGTTTAGCGGATGGATCTGTTACTAATGTAAAACTAGCTAATGATAGTGTTTCCTTTGGTGGTGTTTCTGTTGATCTAGGAGCTGCTGATGCAACACCTGCCTTTAATCTTTCTGATGCAACAGCCTATCCAACATCTGCTTTAGTCGGAACAATAACAAATGCACAGTTAGCAGGTTCAATTGTAAATGCTAAATTAGCAAATTCTTCTGTAAGTTTAGGAGGAATTACTGTTGCTTTAGGAGCTTCAGATGCTACTCCTGCTTTTGATTTAACAGACGCTACAAGCTATAAAACTACTAATTTAGTTGGTACGATAACAAATGCACAATTAGCGGGATCTATTGATGTATCTAAGCTTGTAGGGTCTAATGTTAACTTTGGAGGAGTAACAGTAGCACTTGGAGCGTCTGATACTACACCAGCTTTTAATTTAAGTGACGCAACAAATTATCCTACTTCAGCACTAGTTGGAACAATTACTAATGCACAATTAGCAGGAAGTATTGCGAATACAAAATTAGTAGCAAATAGCATAACAGCGAATGAACTAGCAGCAAACTCTGTAACAGATTCGGAACTTGCAAACTTATCTGTAGCTACTGGGTCTGTTCAAGATGGAGCAATTACAAACGATAAGGTTCAGACATCTACGAACTCTTCAACAGGTTTAGACGGTGCAACGAAGATAAGGGACGCAACTATTACGCCAGCAAAGTTAAATACTTCTAATCTTGATCGGTCATTAAATGTAGCCAGTGGAAATCTTGGAATTAATAACGTAATAACAGCAGGAACTCGCTCTGGGATCACGTTCAATGCCCAAGGACTAATCCTTTCGACCGCAGCTCTCGGAGCCAGCGACCTCCCTATAGCAACGAGTAGTGCTGTTGGTGGCGTTTCTGTTGGAACAGGTTTAAGCGTTAACGGATCAGGTGTTTTATCTTTATCAAATAGCGTAACTGGTGCAACTGTTTCTGGAATCACATTTTCAAATACTGGACAAATAACTGCGGCAACAGCATTAGTAGCAGGAGACCTCCCAACAGCAACCACCAGTGCTAAAGGAGCCGTACAGATTACATCTGGAGGAGGATTAACTGTTGATGGATCAGGGAATCTAACGACTTCAACAAGTGGAATTAGTGCTGGAACGTATCAATCAATCACTGTAAATAATAAAGGTGTAGCAACAGCAGGTGCAGCATTAACAGCAGCGTTAATTCCATCACTTGCTGCAAGTAAAATTACAAGTGGAAGTTTTGATGCTGCGAGAATTGCAAATGATTCAATTGATGGAACAAAACTAAGCAATGCTTCTACGGCAGTCTTCCAATCGATTGCTCAAAGTGGTTATCCAACAGCCCAGTTCTCAGGTCAAATTCTCTTTGATACTGTCTCTGAAGATGCGTTCATCTGGGATGGCAACGCTTGGCAAGCAATAACAACACTGACAAAAGGAAGTCTTGTCTTTGGTGGAACCTTTAATGCAAGCACAAGCCAAATGGTGGCGACTACCTCCGCAGGAATTGCGGCTGGTTTATCTGTTGGATCTAATCTGCCTACTCCTTCAGCAACTACCGATGGTGTATATGTAGTAGTTTCTACTTCTGGAACGCCAAGTTCTCCAGCACCAGTTGTTGCTTTAGCTCCTCCTGATTATGTTCTAGGTATTACAAACTCAGCAGGAAGTAGCTGGAACGAAGTCGATCTTTCACAAACAGTAGCAGGACAAGTTGCAAGCAATATTACTTTTACGCCTTACGGTCAAGTTAGTGCTACTAACGTACAAGATGCGATACAGGAACTTGAGACAGAGAAGTTAGCACTTACTGGTGGTACTGTTACAGGTCAGGTGTTAATTGGTAATACTGGCAGCCTTGTATTTGAAGGATCTACAATTGATGCTTACGAAACGACATTAACAGTTGCCGATCCAACATCATCAGATAAAACCATTACTTTTCCAGACACAACTGGAACAGTAATTACAAGCGGAGATACAAATACAGTTACGTCAACGATGGTTGATGCAAGCTTAGTAAATACAAATTTAGCTGCTGGTGCTGCAATTGCATTTAGTAAACTAGCTGCTTTAACTTCTGCTCAAATTCTTGTAGGTAACGGATCAAACGTTCCAACAGCAGTAGCAGTTACTGGAGATATATCTATCAACAATGCTGGCCTGACAGCAATTTCAAGTGGTGTAATTGTTGACGGTGATATATCTGGATCTGCTGCAATAACTGGAAGTAAGGTCACTACAGGAACCACAAGTGCAGTTGGTGTTCTTCAGTTAACAGATAGTGCAACATCTACTTCTGCCACTACGGCTGCTACTCCTGCTGCTGTAAAAATTGCGAAGGACGCTGCTGACGCTGCTGCCACAACAGCTAATGCTGCTTTGCCTAAAGCTGGTGGCACACTGACAGATAATCTTATTATTGATAATGGAAAAGAATTAAGACTTAGCGAAGGAGATAGTGATGGAGCAAATTACACAGGTTTAAAAGCACAAGCACAATCTGGAGATATAACTCTTACTCTTCCTGCTGTTGCTCCTACAGCTAATCAGGTACTTAAAGCTGATGCGTCAACACCTACAACACTTACTTGGGCAACTGACTCTTCAACTGACGCAACGAAAATGCCATTGGTAGGAGGTACGTTCACGGGAGATGTCACTTTTACTGGGGACAGTTCAAATGGGTTATGGGATAAGTCAGCGAGTGCGTTTGTTGCAAACTTAACTGGAAATGTCACAGGTAATGCAAGTGGAAGTGCTGCAACGGTTACGGGTGCTGCTCAATCTGCAATTACTTCTCTTGGAACGCTTACGGGTTTAACTGTTAATGGGGATGTCACTTTTGATGGGGCAACAGCAGGTAGAGATATAGTTTTTGATAAATCAAGAGATGCTTTAGCGTTTAAAGATAATGCTTATGCAGAATTTGGTGATAGTCCAGATTTGCAAATTTATCATTCAGGAAGCGACTCATTCATAAAAGAAATTGGTACAGGTCAATTACATATACAAGCAGATAATTTAATTCTTGAAAATGCTGCGGGAGCAAATTATTTAACAGGTATTTCAGGTGGAGAAGTTATTTTATATCATAATGATCAACAAAAATTTGTTAGCACTGCAACGGGAGCCACGATTACGGGAACCTTAGTTGCTGATGGTTTAACAGTCGATACAAATACACTTCACGTTGACGCTACGAATAATCGGGTTGGTATTGGAATTACATCGCCTACTCAATTACTCGAAATTAACGGTGCAAGTAGTCCTTGTGTATTAGTAAAAGATACAACAAACAATGTAATTAGCTATTTATTTGCAGACGATACAAATGCTTATGTTGGATCTGCTTCTGATCATCCTGTAATTATCAAACAGAATAATGGAACTGCTGTCACCATAGATACAAGTAAAAACGTCACATTTGCTGGAGGAGTTGGGTGTGGTGCTGCTCCAGGTAGTTATAAATTACAAGTTACCGAAGGATCAGGAAATGAAATAGCACGATTTTCTGGTGCTAACAGTTCAAATCTAGTGTTTAGAAATGCAACTAGCAATGAAATGCTGTTGTATGTGCCTAGTGGGGATAGCCTTAAATTTGCTACAAACGGCTATGCAAATGTTGCACTAACCCTCGATAGCTCACAAAATGCCACGTTTGCTGGAACAGCGATTATAAACGGAGATCCAACTAACGGGGTTAATCAAGGTATTGAACTTAGTTCCTCTGGTTATATAGAAGTATGTAATACAAATGATAATTATTATGTTTGGAAAGGTTACAAGCAAGGCTCTGGAGGCGGTAACGGTACTCTTACTTCAAGCGTTTTAGTTGATGGTACAGCCACGTTTGCTTCATCGGTATCAGACAGCAAAGGCAACCTGCGTTCTATACCTTATCAAGATGAAACAGGTTCTACACATACATTAATTGCTGCTGATGCAGGTAAAACTGTGGGTGCAAATAATGGGGTCACGATCCCTGCAAGTGTTCTAGGTGCGGGTGATGCAGTCACTATTATTTGTCATAGCGGTTCTGATATAACTTTAACGCAAGGTAGTGGTTTAAGTTTATACAACACAGCAGATGCAAGCACAGGGAATCGCACACTTGCGGCGAGGGGAATGGCGACTGTCTATTTTGTATCAGCAACTATCGCCTACATCTCAGGTGCAGGGTTGTCATAAATGTACCTACTAACTAACACACAACACGGAGATTAATTATGAGTCCTATTCAACAAATGCTTTTAGGTGTAGGTGCAGTTGCTACGAAGACCTACATTG